AAAAAATTTAAATACATTAACTATTAATGTTACTATCAATGGTGATTTTGATTTGAAGCTTGGTAATAAAATCCATGTTAGTATCAATAGGGCTGGTTCTGATGCAAAGGAAATCGCAGTGGATAAATATTTTACAGGCAATTATATTATTACTGCCATAGAACATTCATTTAAAGAAAGATATAAAATGAATTTAACATTGAAAAAGGATTCATTTGAAGATAGTATTGATGATATAATAAAAATACAAAATAGGGCTGAGGAAGTATAATGAGAGCAGATGATTTCCTAGGTGGACAATTTACTTGGTTTACTGGTATTATTGAGGATATCAATGATACTAATAATTTAAATAGAGTAAAGGTAAGATGTTTTGGTTACCACACCAACGATAAATCAGAGGTACCTACAGATAAATTACCTTGGGCTACTGTTATGATGCCAACAACATCAGCTTCTATTCAAGGAAATGGTGGTAATCATCATTTAGAAGTAGGGTCATGGGTTGTAGGATTCTTTAGAGATGGATTAAGTGCACAGGACCCAATGGTAATGGGTTCAATTGCTACACAAACAAAGAGTATACAAGACATACCAACAGAAGCATCAGTCGATAATAAAGTATATAAATCAAAAGCAGGTCATTTAATTGAATTAGATAATACAGATGGTGCAGAAAGAATAAATGTACAACACAAATCAGGTACAACAATTAATATCTCAGCTGATGGTACGGTATTCGTAAATGCTTCAAATAATGTAGTTGATATTACAGGTAATACAACAGTTCATGGCAATTTAATTGTAAATGGAACAACACATTCAACTGGTGATGTGTCAACAGATGCTGGTAATGCACCAACATTGGCAACACATACACATACTGAGGTACCAGGAACAGGTGGAGCAAGTTCTCCAACACCTACAGAACAAGAAACTTCAGTGGCAAACTAACAGAAAAAAGATATAAATAGATATATGGCAGGATTAATACAATCAGATAAGAGTATTACAGGTGATACATCAAAGGCTCGTGTAGTTTCCAAAAGGAAACCACATAGAGATTTAGATTTATCTCTTAAAATACATCCAATACGAAAGGATATTATACCTTTAAAAGATGATAATGCGATAAAAAATGCATTAAGAAATTTATTGGTTAGTAACTTTTATGACCGACCATTTGCAATTGATAAAGGTGCAAATTTAAAAGGTTTATTATTTGAGCCTGCAGATGTATTTACACAAATCGCATTAAGAAAAAATATAGAGACTGTAATAGAAAAATATGAACCAAGAGTTGCAATAAGGGAAATCGTTATTAATGATGAATCTGAAATGAATGCATATAGAATTTTGGTTAATTTTAAAATAAAAGAATTTGATACCAACGAAAGTGTTGAAATCATATTAAGAAGGTTAAAGTAATATGGCTAGTAATTTAAATGTCACAGAATTAGATTTTGAACAAATTAAACAAAATTTAAAAAATTTTTTAAAACAACAAAATGAGTTTAATGATTATGATTTTGAGGGTTCAGGGTTAAGTGTTTTATTAGATGTACTTGCATATAATACACACTATAATGCCTTAAACGCACACTATTCATTAAACGAGGCATTCCTTGATTCAGCACAGATTCGTGGTAATGTTGTTACCAGAGCAAAATTATTAGGATATACTCCTAGGTCTGTTTTATCACCAAGAGCACAAGTCAATTTAGTGGTTGATGTTTCTAGTGTTGTGGGAACTTTACCAAGTGTCCTTGAATTAGCTAGAGGAACAAAATTAAAAACAATAGTAGAAGGCGAAGAGTTCCAATATGTTGTTTTGGAAACTCAACAAGCAACTTTAGTAGGATTAACATATACTTTTAGTAATGTTGTATTATTAGAGGGTAATGTCCGAGAACTTAAATATAGAGTTGATAATGATATAGAGAATCAGAAATTTCAACTTACAGATTTAAATGCTGATACATCATCATTAAGAGTTCGTGTTCAGGAAAATGAGCAATCATCTGCATTTGATATTTACACTGCATTCGAATCATTAAAAAATGTAGACGCTTCAAGTAAAATTTATTATTTACAAGAAAATGCCTCTGGTTATTATGAGGTATATTTTGGAGATGGCGTAACCGGATTTAAACCTTTAAACAATAATATTGTAACAGTTGATTATGTTACAACCAAAGGTAAAGAATCAAATGGTGCTAATTCATTCTCAATGGTGGATAATATTGGAGGTTATTCTAATATTACAGTTACAACTGCAGTTAATGCATCTGGTGGTTCAGAGGCGGAAACACTTGAATCAATTAGATTTAATGCACCGTTAACATTTACAACACAAAACAGAGCTGTAACATCAGAGGATTATGCAGCCATTATTAAAAAAGAATTTACCAATATTGATTCCATATCAACATGGGGTGGAGAGGATAATGACCCACCAGATTATGGTCGTGTTTACATATCAATTAAACCTTTATTATCTAATGCATTAACAACTGCAGAAAAAAATGATATTACTGGTGCAATATTAAAAGGTAAAAATGTTGTTTCTATTACCCCACAAATTGTTGACCCAAATTTTACAAATTTAGAAATTGATTGTAATTTTAAATATAATCCAAACTTAACAGATAGAAGTTCAGTTGAATTAGAATCAGTTGTAAGAGATACTATTTCAGATTATAATTTTAATAACTTAAATAAATTTGATGGTGTGTTTAGACATTCACAATTAACAAGAGCAATTGATAATGCAGACCCTGCGATATTAAATACTGTTATTCGACCAAGAATGTTCCAATATATTACACCAACAGTAGATACAAATAGTGTGGTTGAATTACAAAATCACACACTAAGTTTTGTTGCACCATTTTTCCAATCTGGTCAATCAACAAAATTTATTTTAACATCAACTGCATTTGGTTTAGCAAGTGACCCAACAACAGAGCATTTCTTTGGTGATTTACCAATTGCTGGTTCAACAAATAGAACAGTGGTTGTTTATAAAATAGTAAACCAAGAGAATGTTATTGTAATTAATGATGCTGGATTATTAGAACCAGAGCTTGGTAAATTAACATTAAATAATTTTAGACCTAATAATACAAATCAAATTAAAATTACTGTATTACCTAATTCATTGGACCTTGCACCAAAGCGTAATCAGTTAATCTCAATTGATAATAATTTTGTTACCATCGTACCAGACATTGATACAATTGCAGTTGCTGGTTCATCTGGTAGTATTACATATAACACAACACCTAGATTTAAATAATGGCACACAGACACTCAATATCAGGAGGTATAGTAGAAGTTGATAATTCAACACTACACGAAACAAAGGAGGATGTCCGCCTTGACCAATTATTACCACCTGATATATTAGAAGATAAAGTTAAATTACAATCTTTTTTAGAATCATATTATACGTTCATGAATATGGACGAATTTATATATCAGGAAACAGAAACATTTTCAGATGTTGTTTTAGATAATGTTGCAAGATTTAGAATACCAGACCCTAATAATACAAATGATAGATTTTTTACAGATGAAACAGGTGCAAGTTCAACTCTTGTATTAACATCACCAACTGGTAATTCACCTGCTGAATTTACTTTTAACGGTTCGTCATCATCTATTGTTAATACTACAAATAATACACTTGACCTAACAGAGTTTCAACAAAAGGCATTACCGATAGGAACAAAAATTGTATATGATACTGGAGACGGAACAGCAATTGGTGGATTAAGTGATGATACTCAATACTTTATTATAACATCAAATGAAGGTAGTATACAATTAAGTTCAACGGTTGATGGTAGTGCTATTAATTTATCATCGGTAGGAGCTGGTACACTTCATAGTATCAAAGGCGCGTTACCAACAATGTCGATACCTTTATCAGATATTAATGTAGCAGTAACAAATGGTAATGACCTTCCTGGTTCTCTTGCTGATTCAACTTCTGAAATAGGTAAAACATTTACTGTAAATGGATTAAGTTCATTTAATAATTATACAGCAAAATTAACAACAATTGTAAAATATTGGGTAGGACCGGGCCCATCATGGGTCATGAATAATATCGAATCGGCAATGGATATCGATAAAAATGAAGATAACTATTTGGAATTAATGCAGAAAGAAATTGCTTCTGCTATTCCTAGAGATGTTACTGTAAATAAAAGAAACCTTTATAAAAGAATTATTGATTTTTATAAGGTAAGAGGTTCAGCAGATGCTGTTGAAATATTCTTTAGGTTATTGTTTAATGATAATGTAGAGGTTGAATTTCCATATAATTCAACCCTAATACCATCATCGGGTGGTTGGGACCAACCAGAAACAGTAGTTACATCAACCAATGGTGCTGTAAATAATAGCACATCAGTTACAATTATCGCATCAAATGTAAATATTAGACTCTCATCTAAATTAGTTGTTGGTACAACATATACACTAACAGATGATATTAGAGTAGAAGCAATTGATGGAGCATCAATTACACTTTCATCACCGGTTACATTAACTGATGGCCAGGAAATTAATTTTGTACCAAGAGGAATATATTTAGATAAAAAAGGTTTTCTGTCTGATACAATTAAAATACAAGATAGTTTAAGATATCAAAAGTTCTCATACCTTATTAAAACAGGTAAAAATTTATCAGATTGGGAAAATGTATATGATAAATTAGTACATCCAGCTGGGTTTGTATATTTTGCAGAAATATTAATCTTCTTAGAATTATCAAGGAAAATTTTAGGTGATGATAGCTTTGACCCAGAAATATTAAGATGGGACGAATTAACAAAAATAATTAGAAGAGTTTTATCAGCAATGCCAATCAGACAACCAGGTATTGTTGGTCCCGAGGATATTCCAATTCTTGTGGAAATGTTCGCTTCTATATTCCTTCCTGGAGTTGAAGCCAAGATACATAAATCAGGAACACTTTCACTTGGATTAAAAAATGGCGTTGTTACGTCAACATTAGTAACAGATGGTGGTAGTGGATATACATCTGCACCTGTAGTTACAGCCTCTGATGCCGGTGCAGGAACACTATCAACATTTTCACCAGGCGAAGGGTATACTCCACAAACAGCATTTACAGCTGTAATAACAAATGGTTCAGTTTCTTTAATTACAATTAATAGTGGTGGTAAGGATTATAATGTTCCTACCTTGACTATTGCAGCGCCCTCAGCAATCACGTTTGACGGTTCAGACGATGAAGTAGCTGGTGTAGGTATAGTAAATTTAACAGATAACACTATTAAATTAACAAACGATGAACAGGCGGCGTTACCAGTCGGTGCATTGGTCACATATGATTCTGGTGGTGGTACAGCAATATCTTCAACTCCTCAATTAGATAATGGTAATGATTATTATATTGTATCATCAACAGGTGGTAAAGTAAAAATTTCTGAAACATCAGGCGGTAGTGCAATTGAGTTTGATGGTGTAGGAAGTGGAACATCACATACACTAACTGGTACAACTGCAACTGCTACTGCTTCTAAAACAGATGGTCAGTTAGAAAGTATTACAATTGCTGAACCGGGTTTTGGTTATGCAAGCCCTCCAGCAATTACATTTAGTGGTATTGAACAATCACAAGGTAGTGGAGTTTTACCAACTGTAACCATAGGTATTGATTCAGATGGTAGATTAGACCAAAATAATATTACAATTAATACAACAGGTGGTGGTTGGTCAAACTTATTTGGAACACCTGCGGCCAATGCAAATGCTGGAACAATTGCAACAGTAAAGGTTTTTGGTAAGGCAGATAAAAGATATACAACGGCACCG